GGGGCCGTAGAGCCGTACGACTGGAGGTACTGCAGTGCCGGGCTTACCCCTCCGCCACCACCAGAGGATCCTCCGTCTCCGAACATCGCACGGTCTACGCCGTTGAGGCCGCTCGAGAACTGCTCGTCAAATTTGGTCTTCGTAGCACCAGGGACCGTAGCGAGGTACTGCTGGAGGACCTGGCGATAGGCGTCCGACTGGATGTAGCCGCCGTTGTCCCGGCGCGACTCATCGAGCTTCGCGGCGAACGGTGCCCAATTGACGCTTCCTCCGCCAGAAGATACGTTGCTGCGATTGGTCGCGGCGATTTCCGCGCGGATCTTGGCAAGCTGGAGCTTCCGATCCTCGCTCGCCATAGGCATGGCCCGGTCGATGACCGACTCCAGGGTATCCGTCGGATTGAGCTTAAGGCCGTAGGTGAGCGCGATCTCAGCCATCTTCGCCTTCTGCTGGAACTGCTGCTGCTGTGCCTCACGAGCCGCCGCGTCGCGCTGCATGAAGAGCTGCGTCGCCTGGAAGAGGTTCTGGAACGTCTTCTGCTCGAAGTCCAGCTGAGACTGCGCACGCTGGATCTTGAGATCGGCGATCTTGCTCGCTACCTCGTACTGTCCCGTAGCGAGAGCCTGCTGCTCCGCAAGGTTGAGGTCGTTGAGAGCGCGGCGATTCCTTTCGTCATACTGCGTCAGGATAGCGAGCTGGGAAGCGCCGCCGAGGTTCATCATTCCCTCGCGAGCCCCTGTCGTCGCAAGCTCGTAATCGTACCCGATACGATCGCGCTGCTGCTGGTACTTGGCCTTGATTCCCTTCTGGGACGCTTCGAGTCCCGACTGCAGGTCCTTGATGGCAGAATCGACCGCGCCGGAAACAGGGTTTACCGAAGAAGTTCCGCCTGTTTCTCCGAGAAGGCGCTTGGTCAGCTGATCGAAGAATGCCTGCGTCGACGCCGATGTGTCCGTTGGTGCTGGCGCACCCGGAGCTGCGGGGGACGCGGCCTGCTGACCGATAGGCGGCGCGATGACACCGCTATTAGGCGCGATGTTCTTAGCCGCGGCGAGGGCCGCCTGTGCGTCCGCCGCCTCTACGCTCTGGAGATTGCCTCCGGTGTCTACGTACTGAAACTGTGCCATTGTTAGAAGCTGCGGCCAATCCTACGACGCGAGGTGCTCATGCCGCCTGTCTTGAATGAATTGCGCTCGGTCAGGCGCGTGGATGGGAACCGCTTGCGCACGTCAGCCATCGAGTTCTGCCACTCCATGTTGCGCCGTGCCGACTCGTCCACCCTGCCCACGGACTCGAGGAGAAGAGCTGCCGCCCTGCGCCATACGACGTTATCGAGGTAGTCGTACTGGCCAGAGTAGAAAGGGATATCGCTCGTAGCCGTGAAGGCGAAGAGCTTCGTTCCTCCCGAAGACTGTCCGATATAGTTCGACTGGTACTTTATCGTCAGCGTCTCGGGGCGCACCATGCGTACGTGATCGAGGCGGAATCCGCTCTGGTTCGTGTACGATCCCGTGTAGTTGAAGTCGAAACGCAGGTAATCGATAGCCGAAGAGTCTGGCGATCCTGTCGTCGAGGCCGTAGCCCAATCCACCTTGAGCAGGTTCCACTGTCCCTCGACGATCGCATTACCGTTGATGTCGGTGGTTGCTGAGCCGGCATAGTAGTCCGACGACGACGAGCCCCAATACGCAGTAACCGAGCTGAAATTCGTGTCCTCAGGGATCCACACCCAGAACAGGAGCGAGGAGAAGCCGACGTACCGAGAGAGGTCGACCGCATCCAGGGTCGAGTTGTAGATCGTCGCGCGGTTATTGACCGACTGGGCAACCGTGGTGTCGAACTTGATCGATCCCGATCCCTGCTTGAACACGAAGTCGTCGGCCGAGATATTCGAGGCATCGGACGTGCTCGTATCCGCGGCCCAGGTTCCGTTCGAGGTCAGCGAGTCGCAGTCATGGAGCAGGACGGCTGGATACTTCGCTTCTGCGTTGATTATCAGATATGTCTTCCCATCAAGCCGCTCCACCGCGAACGTATCGGTCTGTCCGTATCCGGTATCGATGTCGACGTAGATCTCGCGTGGCGTGACGCGCGAGAACGTTACCAGCCGGTCTCCTTCGTCGCGAACAAGATCGACCGAATCCATGTAGCCCGGAATGGATGAGGTGACGTTATACCTGCTTACGCCGTCATAGAAGCTGACCGCGTAGGACACGTCCTGCATCGGCAGCCCCATCGCGGTGATGGTGTCCTGGCAAGCGACGGAAATAGCCTCGAGGCGCTGTGCGGCCGAGATTGAGTTGGTCGAGCTATCCTGGATAGCGTTATTGACCTTGGTCTGGATAGCTGAGACTGTCGTTGCCATACAATGGGTGGATTATACCAGTTTTTGTCTATTTTGTCAAGGGCTATACGTCCTGGCCCTCGACCTGATACTCGACCTCGATGCGGTACGGCTTGAATGAGGTAGTCACGCCGGCCGTGTTAGCCCAGTCGAGCTTGAATGAAGCTGCGTGGAAGCCAGCCCAGTCCTCTCCACCGAGGTTATTGAACGTCACCCATCCGCGAGCGAGGTCGCCGGCGTGTGTCGCCACGAGGGTTTTCGAAATCGCTGAGGTCGAGAAGTTCTTATAGGTAGAGATCGTCAGCGTATTGTTGGCCGTCGTGTCAGACTGCGGCTGGAAGAACACCGTGATCCTCGTGATGCGGCTGAACTTTGGCAGCTGCTTGGTCAGCGTCGTCGCCGATGCCGCGAGTGCCATACCGTCCATCTTCTTCAGGCTGGACGTTCCGTAGCTCGCCCAGATATCTCCGGTGTCGGACAGGAAGAGCGCACGCGACGCAGCCCCGGTAGAACCGATCTTGTTGAATACCTCAGGCATGTTGAGGCTCATGCGTCCGTAGGTGTACAGATCGCCCGTCGCCTTTGCCGCCCAGAGGATGTTGCGGAAATACGTCCCGATACCACCCTTTATCGGCATGATGTCCCCCGGCTCCTCGTGGATGACCTGGAACCCGGTCCCGGTGAACCTGCGCAGCTGTGTGCTGAAATTCGAGCCGAGCGTGATCGTGTGAGGAACGCCGTCATAGATGAAGATATTCGAGACGCGGGATACAGAGTCGAGAATATACGGCGTTCCACGCTCGAAGCCCGCGAACTCTGACGACTTACGCGACTGGTAATTCCAGCGGAAAACGCCTGCCTGCCTGATGGCGTAGATCGATTCGGCGAGCGTAGAGTCGTATGGGATGAAGTTCTGATCGGTGCGCAACGCGATGATCCACAGGTTGCCCTGATAGGGGATCATATCGTAGATGGTCCACTCTGCGCCGAGATCGATAGCCGAAGTCGTTACCGTGCCAGACCCCGAGAAGTCGATCTTATGAATAGCATTTCCATCTGCGACGTACCCGAATCCGTTCTCCCCGAGAACGATAGGATGCGGTCGGCTTGCCGACAGGACGGCACCGCCAGTGCGCGTAGAGAACCAGTTCGTCGTCGCTGATCCGGACAGGTCTACCTTGGCAACATCGCCGTCATTCGAGTCCGTGTACGTAACGTACGCGTTGCTCGCGTAGTACAGAACGTCATCGCCGACTATGCTAGTGTGGCCCGTGTGCGAGCCCGTCACCGTGAGCGTCGTCGGCCAGCCGGAGGGAACCACGCCACCGGTGTTCCACTGAGATCCGTCGGCAACGCCAAGGTGGAGCTTCGTGCCGCGCTCTATGGCGAATACGGCAGAGTACGGCGCGAGACCGCTCGTCCATATGAAGCGGTTGATAGGCGCGCTCAGGTTCGAGCTTCCGTCTATATTGGTCCCTGGAGCCTTTCCGGGAGCGAGGACGCCGATGGTGGCGATCGTGTCTACCGAGGAGGTGCTCGCGACGTGATAGGATTCTCCGAACTGGAGGTTGGTGCGCGAAGACCCCGCGGGTGCCATCCCGAGGAATCCCGAGAACGTCAGCGTTCCCTGCTTGATATTACCTGGCATTGTAGTAGTCGGTGTAGGTGAATCCGAACTCGATCTGCCCCGCGCTCAGGTTCGACGTATTCGTTGCAGCCGTGCAGCGGGCCTGAATGGTCGTCTTGGCCGTGGTCGAGTAGATCGCCCTATTAGTAGTAAGATCCGTACCTATTGCCTTCTTGAGCCCCGTAGTCTTCACGTTTTGTGCCGTCAGAAGCGTCGTCTCCGTCCCGTCAGGACCAACGCTCATGGTCACCGTTGCTGGCCCGTCGAACGCAGTCAGCACGTTCATCCAGCAACTCACGATCTCGCAGTAGTTCGGCAGCGTGAAGAGGTCCACGTCCTTGGTGGTAGACCCCCCCTGAAAAACCGTATAAGGAAGCGCGAGCCTGACGACGTTGAGCGAAGGCTGCGGGATAACCTGGTGTACCCACTGCCTCAGGTAGTCTGGGAGGTCTATCGGCGTCGCTGTCGGTGGCTTCGGCAGGGCGCTCGGGGAAAATCCCTGGTCGAAGTTAACCTGGAAGTCCTGCTCCATCGTCGCTCTTGGCCTTTGAGTTGGTGACGCGCTCGTAGAGATAGTTCAGCGCGTTTACGCCGAAGAATCCTCCGATACCGGACAAGGCGACGCTGAGGTCGTTGGGGAGTCCGAGATTCGCGCAGAAATGGGCGAAGATCCACCCAGAGAATCCGGAGACGAATACCTGCGCGAGGAACTGACCTATGCGGAAGTTGCCCTCCCTGATGTATCTCTCGAGGTACTGGGCGACTCCTCCGGCCATCGCAATGACCGCATATCCGATCTCAAGCACAACGCGAGAGTCTATGTTGAAATTCCTGAAGTCCATAAGATGATGTTTCTATGACCGCGCCTAATGCCGCGCCTCTACGAGATGGTCCTGTGCTTGCTTTGTGGTAGCCATGTCAGCCTGAGAGAGGGGGGAGTCCCAGCATGTCGCGCTTGATGTCGCTGGGTCCGAGCGCCTTGTTGTAGACATGCACCTCGTCGATGTTGTAGTTCGCGTATCCGGGCGAGCCAGCGGCCTTCTGCCTGCCGACGTACAGCTCGTCGGTGCTGGTCAGCGGGCCGACGTTCCCGTTCCCGATCACCCACGAGCCGGAGGTGCTCACGCCGTCGAGGTAGAACTTGAAGCTGCTGCCCGTCCCGTAGACGAACGAGTAGGCGATGTGGTGCCAGCTCCCGTCGTTGAGGGTGTTGTAGACCGTGGACTGGCTGGTGGGCACCCAGGCCGTGTTGACGTTCGTCGTCGTGAAATACTGGAGGATGCGGACGTCGGTCGCGTCGCCGATGAGCGTGCTGTAGTTGATGCTGTTGCTGCCGTCGACGCGCTTGGCGAGCAGCCAGCCGAACATGTTGCTCGCCCCCTTCTTCACCCAGGCGCAGACCGTGATTTCCGAGGTGAGCCGGAGCTTGCTCGCGTCCGGCACGCTTATCTGCGTGCTGCTGCCGTTGAAGAGGTTGCCACGGCCAATCTTCCCGGCCTGGTAGCTCATGTTCGAGCCGGTCGGCGAGACAGGAGACTTGGATACGTCGGTCACGACGTTCTCCAGGGGAAGGTTCAGGACGAGGGTGTTAGAGGCTACCATCAGAATCCGAAGGCTGCGCTGATGAGGCGGAGGTTCGTGCCGTCCGGGGAGTAGAACTCGAACACGTCTACGGCGTTATTGGATGCGGAGAGGACGGGCGTGACGGAACCGGGGAACTTGTAGGCGCTATTCCACGACAGCGTGCGGGGAGCGGAGGCGTCCTGGATGACTTCGAGGATGTACCTGCCCCCGGTCGTAAGATTGGTCGGGGCGGCGAGCGTCCGGTTCCCGCCGAGCGTCACCTTGGCATACGCGCCGGAGGAGGCGTCCCAGTTGATCGTAGCCCCGTCCGTGAGGGTCTGCTGCGTCAGGGCCGACCCTTTGAGGGTAACGGCCTTCGTCGTCGAGGAATAGCTCGAATCGACCGCGCCGAACGCCCCGGAGTTTCGGTACTGAAGCTCCGTTCCCGAACCTGCCGGAGAGCCGCCGGAAGCGGCCGCCCACTCGGGGGCGGTGGCCCCGGCGTTCATGGTCAGGACTTGTCCGGCCGTTCCTTTCGCGAGCCGCTCCCATTCGGTCGAGCCTCGATAGAGCATATCCCCCGCCGCCTGCGATGCGGGTGACGGGACGCGCTTGCCCTCGACGGCGATGAATCCGGCTGCCCCGCGCGAGACGGTGGTATCCGAAGCGTGTCCGAGCTCTATCTGCTGCGCCGTATGGGTATTCGTGACGCTATTGAGAGGAACCTCAACCCCTTCCACGGCGATGACGCCCGCCGAGGACCGGGTGACGGTGGTGTCGGAGGCTGCGCCGAGCTCGATGGTCCCCGTGCCGAGGACGGCCGAGGTGCCGAGGTCGAGCGAGTTCGCCTTGAGGGTGGCGAAGGTAGTCGCGCCGTTATTTCCTCCTGCGAATACAATCTGGTCGGTCGTTCCATTACCAGATGTCGTCTGGATGGTGAGAAGCGTACCCGTGGTCGCCGAACCACCAACGATCTTCGGCGTGATGATGCTCGTCGTGAACGTCGGCGAGGTACCGAAAACGAGAGCGCCAGAACCGGTCTCGTCCGTGATCGCAGAGGCGAGGTTCGCGGAGGACGGCGTGGCGAGGAATGTCGCGACTCCTGTTCCCAGGCCTGAAACACCCGTACTGATAGGGAGGCCGGTTGCGTTCGTGAGCGTTGCGGAACTCGGCGTACCGAGCGCACCATTGAATGTAACGAAGGCTCCTGCCGAGCCGACGTTGACGGCAAGGGCCGTGGCGACGCCCGTTCCAAGACCAGAGATACCCGTAGAAACCGGAAGGCCCGTAGCATTGGTCAGTGTTACTGCCGAAGGCGTGCCGAGATTCGGCGTCACCAGAACTGGCGATGTGGCAAGCACTACCGACCCGGAGCCGGTAGAAGAGTTGCCCAGCAGCGTCATCGTTCCAGACGCGTCAGGAAGCGTTACGGTTCGTGTTGTCCCGGTGGTGATACCCGATACCTGGAACTTGAGCTTCTTGGTTGCATCACCATCGTCGGCGATTATGAAGTTCGCATCGAGTACGGTCAGGTTTGTCCCGTCCGAAGTCGCCCCAGAAATTCCGCCGAACGCGGACGAATTGTTGTACTGGAGCTGCGTGTCTGAGCCTCCTGGGCTTCCTCCACCTCCTCCCGAAGCATCAAGAGTCGTTCCCGTGATCGTAAGATTCGCCCCCACCTCAAGATACTGGAACGATCCGGCAGATGCGTCCCAGAACAGGATGCGGTCAGCACCCGGATCTCCGAGCGCGGAGATGTTCTGGACGGTCAGTACCTCGGATGGGGTAAGCTGGCCAGATCCAGAAAGGCCGATTCCCGGTGTTTGTGGTTCTCGAAATCCCATAGTGTAGTTAGATGTTTGCCCGGAAACCGAACTGCTTCATTGAATACTCGTCAAAGCGGTTGCGCATGATCTCTATAGCCTCTTCCGCTTTCTTGACGGCCGCTTCACGCGCTACAAGATTCGCCTCGCGATCTGCCCCCATCCTTACCGCCTCAGCATGCTTGTCGTGCAGATCCGCGATGAGCTTGTTTAGCTCGTTGATATCGTCGATGAGATCGTTGCGATCGTCCTCGTAGTTGCCGATTTCTGCGAGGAGCGCCCTGCGGTCATCGTTGAGCTGGGCCATCTCGGACTCGAGGAGCTCCTTGCGGGCATCAAGCTCGGAGACCATCGACTCTGCCGCCCTTACATTCTCTGCAAGCGTCTCTATGTCACCCTTCGTTTCCGAGATCCTCGTCATTGCCTCTGCTACGGCAGACCTGAGCTCTTCTGCCTGTGACTCGAGCTCTTCTACGCGCATGGCGGACTCGGCCTCACGAGCCTCTAGCTTGGCGGCATGAGCCTCTTCTGCTTCCGAGAGGAACGCGACGAGCGACTTCTTGCGCTCCTCCAGTTCTCCTACCTCTGTGCGGATAGCCTCGAGCTCGGTGCGGGCCGATTCTGCATCTGCTTTCGCCGCAGATGCTTCCTCGTGCGCCGCGTTGAGCTGCGAAGACACATCGGCGAGATTGCTACGAAGGGACTCGTAGAGCGCCTGTGTGTTCGCGGCCTTGAGCTCGAGACCGTCCATTGTTCTATTTTGCTCCTCCGAGAACAGCCTCTACGTACAGTGTTCCCGCGTTGGACGCTACTCCGGACTCCTTGAAGGAGAACTTGTAGTAGGCGTCCTGTACGTCGATCGGAAGAGAAATGCTGTATGCCGTCGCAGCGGATGCTCCGACGAACGTGAATTCGCGCTGCGTCAGCGTCGATGTCGCTCCGGAGACCGCCTCGTTCGGGATCTGGTAGAAGTTCGTCCCATCGGGGGAAGACTCCACCTTGATCTCGATTGAGTTGTTAGTCTCTCCGGTACCGGTCGTATAAAGGATGTCGAGATTGATCTTCGACATTCCTCCGGTCTTGACCGTGGCACTGAGGCCAGAGGCGTACGCATTGGTCAGCGTCGCCGGCGTGCGGGTCGTTCCTGTCTTAGATCCGATAAGAACGACCGCGTTCTGATAGGTGTAACCAAGCCCTCCTCCCATGTTACTTGGCTGACTTCTTGGTTGCGGCCTTCTTGGTAGCCTTCTTGGGCTCCTCCTCGATCACCTCCTCTGCCTCAGGCTCGTCGATCGGCTCATCAGCCGGAACGTCGACGACTTCCTCTACGCGGCCCTGGGGCTCCGGAATCGCCTCGATCTCGTCCCCCTTGTCGGAGACGAGAACGAGGAATGCGTGGATATTATTCTTCCAATAAGCCTTCACATCATCCGGAACCGCACGACCAAGCTCGCCTCCCGCGGGAATCGAGTACTCGACCCCGCGATATACGATCGAAAGGTCCTCCTTGGTTGGGTTCTTGAGAATCATGTGATTTACTTGATGGTGATCAGGTACGTCGAGAACGTAACCGTGTTAGCAAGCGTTCCCGTCGCGGTCGCACGGAGACGGATGCGATCTCCCGCGGCAACCACGAGGTCAGCGGCAGTGGAGGTCAGCGTAAGCGAGCGGACCGTGTTAGCAGCAAGCGCGGATCCTCCAGTCGCCTTGGTCGTGTTCGCGTCGGACGCGGCAAGCAGCGCGGCGGAGCCGGCACCGGCCTGACCGAGATTCGTTACCGAGAAGGTGATGTAGTTCGTATCGCTTGTCGCAAGCGCGTCTACTCCCGAGAAGCGGATGCTCGTGACGATTCCCGCCTTAGGGGCGATAACGTACGAGTCCGAGGTAGAGGTGGTCGCGATCGTGATCGGCGCGGTCGAGAGCGAGCGCTCATCGAGCGAGGTCCACGACGGCGAAGCGACGCTTCCTACGTTCTGAAAGACCGCTCCCTGTCCGGTCGTAGAATCGGACTGAACGATGATCGCGCCGTGCGCGAAGACACCCGCGGTAGTCGGAGCGGCCCCCGAGCAGCGAGCGTAGTAGACGTATCCGTTCTGGTCGGTAAGCGCAGAATCGAGCGTCGAGTTTACTGGTGTGAAAAAGTTTGTTCCAGCCATGTGATTATTGATTGTCTGTTGTTGAGCACGTCAGCGTTCGTGAAGTGTATCGGCGTGAATCCGTGGGCGAGGAGGAGGACATTCTTATCTGACGCCTGGGGGTGCGCGTCGATCTCGATGGCATAGTTGCCTACGACAAAATCCGCCTCCCTCCCGCCAACAGAAACCTTGGCCTGATACGGTATCCGCAACTGCTTGAGCAGTTCTCCGAATACCCGTTCCGCGCGCGTGAAGTGCTTGGTTGTTAAGTTCCGTCTCATACCTTGAAATGATTGCTCGGAGACGAGAGCGATCACTTATAGTTGGGGCGGTGTTTAAGGGCACACCGCCAAAGCCCGAGCATTAAGAGCTATACGCAGCCCCGTCACCCTTCGATCCCCAAGTGCGACGCCAGTCTGTGACTGAGTTCGCCCAACGGGCATCGACCGTGAAGGTAACTACCTTGTTCTTAATGTTGGTGTCCTGCTCGAGGGTAAGAGCCTGACGCTCCTCGTGATTGAGCTTGTGACGGCCCGGAACACAGAGGAACCACGCGGTGTTGCTTCCTCCGTTAACGGAGTCGAACAGCGCCGAGGTTGTCATGTCTACGCCCATTCCGTTGCTGAACACGTTGATCGCGTTGTTCGCCGTATCCGGCTTCAGCTGCGACGCGGTGATCTCAAGTCCCTCCTTCTGGAGGTTCTCCGGAAGCACGAGCATCGGCTTTCCTGTCATGGTCAGCGCAAGACCGTCGTCGGTCTGCTGGAGCACGAGGGCTACGCGAGCAGTCTCGAGGTTGTCATGCGTGAACAGGATGCCTGTCGAGGACGCGTTGCTCTGGGTGCTTCCACCAGGAACAACGGTCGGGTGAATGGTCGAGAAGAGCGGCTTGCCGTCTCCGTACCATGTCATGCGATATCCGTTTACATCAACGGAGGTCGCGAATCCGCCATTGAACAGCTGTACGCCTGCCTGATCCATCGAGTAGTTAGCAGCGATGGTGAGATCGCGCATCTCGTCGAGGTCAGCACGGAACTGCTCGTCGCGGTCGACGATCGAGTTCTTCGTAACGTCGATGAACGCACCGTAGTTGTTTACTTCGATGCGGGTTGTGTACGTCTTGTAGCGCCGACGCGACGGGAGGTCGTCTCCGTCGTCGAAACGACCGAGCTTTCCAAGTCCTGTCTTACCGGTGACATTACGTACAGCACCATCAACCGACTTGCGGTTGAGAAGCGAGAAGATACCCGGAGTATACTCCTCGGAGGCCTGGTTGAAGACCTCACCCATCATCAGGCCTACGCCTTTGATGAGATCTGTCCAATTACCACGATTTTCCATTAGAGCTTAGAGTTATACGCCGAATACCTGTGACTCGAAAATGTGTACGAGCTGGTTCGCCGACACGAGCGGATCAACGCCGAGGATTCCGTACTGGCAGGTTGTCGCTGCCGCGGTGTCCTCGTCGGTCTGCGTCGCGGACGCGATGTCCGTGAAGTAGCCGAGAAGGTTGGATCCGGTTGTCGTACCGATAGTCGCATCAGGATCGACGGAATAGATGGTCTCCTTGGAGATATCCGATACCGCGCGAACCTTAGCTACCGTCTGGTTGTTCGAAGCAACCGTGTACGCATTTACAAAGCTGCCGATCGCCGCACCAGCCGCACCAGTCGTGTTAAGACCGATACCGTTGTTTGTGACGAGGGCCATAACGTGGCCGTATACGAGCGCACCTGCCGTTCCAGCAGCCACGAATCCCGAGGAGATCTTTACAGAATCAAGCTCGGTACGTGTTGTTGAATTGGCGATGATGTCGCTGCGCAGAACCGGACCACCGAACGGGCTAAGAGTGCCCGCCTGCTTAAATGCCATAGGTGTTCTTGTCTAGGTTTCTGAATGTAGACTACAGAATCTTTAAGCGAGAACGCTTTTAACGTAATCAGGATTCTTGGTCTTGAGATCGAGGAATCGCTCCTCGGTCCATCCAAGCTGCGAGATTACTTCACGCTCTCTAGCGGTAAGCTTCGATGCCGGCGTCGCTTTCGGTTCTCCTGACTTAGCAGGAGCCGGCGGCTCATCCGTGACCGTCTCCGCTTCGCTTCCCTTAGCGGGAGCGATGAGACGAAGAGACTTCTGCAGGTAAGAGGAGAAATCCTCTACGCTACGAGCACCTGAGGTGTCGAAACTCTCGAACTCCTTGAGGAGCGCGGCGAATTTCAGCCCGCCCGGATCGTTGTCCGGATGGAAATCCTTATGCTCGGCCTTGAAGCGCTCGAGAGCGACTTCCTTACTGCGGCTAGCGTCCTGCCTCTCCTTCTCTTCGAGGGCGGCACGAATCTTGGCATCGATATCTTCAGTGGCCGGCTTTGGGGGCTCAAGGTCGGTCTTCTTGGTGCGGAGCTCTTTCAGCTCGGCAACAAGGCCCTCCTTCGCTGCACGTTCCGCGGCAGCAGCCTCCTCAGCGGCTCGCTTCGCTGCTTCCAGCTCCGCGATCTTCGACTGAAGTTCTGTAGGGTCCTGACCCTGGGGGTCAGTGGGGATGTTGTTGTCCATGTACTCGAATTTGATTGCTGTGTTTTGTTACCCTTGTCTTATGCAAAAAAGCACTTCCCTTTTTTAACGATGGTTGAGTCCATCGGCGGTTGAGTCCGCGCACAAATACAAGCTCTCAGGATAACGATCTCGGATGATCATCACCCTCGGGGGATTAAAGGGCCCGAAGCGGTGGGTGAACGGTAGGGGCGAATAACTCGAAAGCTATTCTATTCACCCACCAATTCGGACACTCTAACCCTGCCTACCTGGATTATACCATTTTTATTCCTTTTTGTCAAGTACCTGGCGCAGCTTACGGGGGTCGCCCTTCGTCTGTACCAGCTTGAGGAGATACTTGGTCCTGATGATCGCCCCGCGGATCATGTCGCTGTTCTCCTTAGGCGTGTTCACGTGGAGCACCATATCGCGGTAGATCATCTTCCGCAGCAGATCGCAGAATCCTTCGATCTCCGATGCCGCAGAGAAGATCTTCACGAGCTCTTCCGTGTCATAACCCTCTTCTAGTGCGTCAGTTTCTTCAATCATGTGTGATTACGATCCTCCCATGAGTGCGCGGAGGTCGATTCCTTCTCCTCCGACCCCGGTTTCTCCCTTCACCACGTTGGCTGAGTTGTCCCCACCTCCGTTAGGCATCATGGATCCCTGTGACTGGATGGGTTGTCCGTCGGGGCCGAGGAGCTGTGGGCCCTGCGGCTGCTGCTCCATGATTACCTTGGACGGATCGCGGCCGAATTTCTCTGCGAGTGTCGATGCAAGCGCCTTCCGGTTCGCCAGATCCGGGTAGAGGCCGAGGAACGCCTGCTGGAACTGGAGCTCGAGCGCACGATCAACGTCCTTTGACATCTCAGACTGCGTGTTCGGGACGATCTTGATGCACGCCTCCCAGTCATCGAAGAACTCCGGTGTGATCGTGAACCTCGTCACCTTTCTTCCTGATAGGACCTCATCAACCTTGGCGTTGATCTGGTTATCGGTATTGGTCGGGAGATTCGCCCCGCGCTTATACACGTCGATGATCTTCTCGCCACGGTCTCCTGGGGTAGCTGCTCCGGAGTTCACATAGAAGCTATTGAAGATGTTGGGATCCTCCTTCTGCTTCTGCGACAGCACGTGGTCGCTGATCGGATTCTTCTCGTCGAAATAGAACTGCAGGATGTTCTCCACGCGAAGACGCGCACGCTCCTTGACGCCGAACTTGATGAACCTTCCGAACAGGCCGAGCAGCGAGGTGAGGCCGGCTGCGGCAGAGCGGATCTCGGTAGCCGTCGTACGCCCTCCGACACCGGCAGATCCTTGAGATACCGAGTCGATCGACGACTCCTCGAGAACCTGCTTGGTGTACTGCATGATCCACTGGTGCCATCCGTTCGGCGTACCGAGGTCCATCTTCTGGTACACGTCGCGCACCGGAAGGCCCTGAGTATCGATAGTGATGCGCCGCCCTGGAACCAGGAAGTCGTCCTCGATGTCATCCACGCCTGCGATGAGGATCGGGCTGAAGATCGTGAGGAAGCTCTGGTCGAGCAACATGTTGTGCAGGACGTTGAGCGTGTCCTGGAGAACGCTGATACGATCAGGGAACGACTTTCCATAGAAGAAGTCGATACCGTAATTGTCGTAGCGAACCTCGAAGAATGGGAGCGCCTTATGGTTGAACGGAAGCGGGGAAACGATATCCCCCTTGAGCGGGTTCAGCCATACGCCATTGGCGACGATGATGTACTCATCGGTCTCCTGGTTGAAATACTTGATGACCTCGACGTTCCCGTCGGTAGTGGTCGGCGTGATAAAGTCCTGATAGTACGGACGGGCAACCGACTCCGATCCCTCGGTCGCAGACTGGTAGCCGCAGACGTACTCCGCCTTCTCGTAATTCTGATATTCCTTGAGGAACTTGGCCAGGGAGAGCTCCGTACGCCAGAACGCATACGGCATGTCCTTGATGCGCCTGATTCCTACGCTCGAAGGATAAAACTCCTCGAGGGGAACGAGCGCGGAAATGAGCTTGCGCGTCCTGACGGTGCGCTCCTTGACCACGAGATCGTCGCCGTTCTTGTAGTCGATGACGACACGCCGCTTCTTGGTTGTCGTCTCGATGCCCTCGTATCCGACAGCCGTACCCTTGACCATAGCGTCCTCGATGAGGTCGACCATGAACTGATCAGAATCGGACACGTCCTCGGAGTACTCGAAGAGCGCACCGATGATCTCGCCCTTCATGGCGTTCTGGTCTCCTCGTCCGGTAATCTCCGCTACGGGAAGCGCATCAACGACGCGCCCGAGGATAGCGAGCAGCTTGTTGCGCGTGAACGGATCATGGAGGATCGACTGCCATTCGTCGATGCCGTCGCGCTCGTCGATATTGGTATAGAAGCGACGAACCGAGTCCTCGATGTACTCGGTCAGGGTGCGGTTGTCGAAATAGGCGAAACTGCGATTGCGATCGTCCGCAGACTCACGGAAAAGAGCGTATACCTGAGAGACAACCTCCGATTCCTTATCGGAGTGCTTGTATTCCTCGCGCCGAATAGCTCCGCCGTTTTCTATGCGGCTAGAGATGCTGAGGGGGGCGGTTACGTCTACTTCTCCCATTTAGGACCCAAGTATGCTGGATTATACCACGTTTTGCGACATTTGTCAAGTAGCTAGTGAATAGTTACTGTTTTATAAGCGTTTCTCGCGTTCTGATAGAACTCCTCGTTCGTTCGCATGAGGTATACGCGCGTCCAGAGCTTGTCCCTGGTGTCATAAAAACCCTCCTTGAAGTTCTTGATCTTCCTGGTCAGGTCAACCTTGTCCTCGAACTCCTCGTAATACTTCTGACTCCCTTCGGCGAGGCGCATGTCGGTATCGTCCCAGTCGTATCCGAGCATCGGCATCTCCTTGTATACTTCGTGGAGATACGCCTGGCGGAAGTACATGCGGTAGAACCCATGCTTGATCCTCTTAAACCTGATGTGCGAGCTGATCTTCTTCGACTCCTTGTACGTGCGTCGGAACCAGACGCTCCCCTCGGAGATCTCGTCTGGCTGCCACTTGACCACGTATCCTTTAGTAACCTCCTGTGACGCGCCTTCTTCCATATCCTGTTGATGATACTGTCTTCCGGTCCCAGACCTTGCGGACCGTGCGTGAATACTCGTCGATTCCCAGGGCACCGTACTCGAACGAGCTCCTCAGGTGAGAGGTGGCATCGTGCCGAGGCTCGAGACCCTTTGAGTTAGTGATCGTCATGCCGCCGCGGCTGACCTCGGTGAACTGTGAATTGATCATGCAGATGTTGAGATACTCCGTCCTCTTGTTGCGGTTCACCTTGAGACCATTCATCATCACCTTCCTCGCCGCGGGGATGCGGAGATTGAACCGCTTCCAGTCATCGCGGAAGTTTACGTGAATGCCGTTGTCGCGGAGCACGGTGAGAACGGTCGCGTTCGTGACCTGATTCTGGAACCTCCCAGATGGATCTCCGAAATGCGTGCCCTTGTGCCATCCACGGTGTTCCTCGATGACGGCAAGATCAGTGGTTTTATAACCATACCCATCGGAAGGTATGATGCCCGTGACGAACGGGACATAGAAATCGATCAGCTTTCCAGTGTTCCAGTAGCAGTCGACAATCGTGAACGTCCCGTCATCGTTGCGCTGCCACCAGATCAGTGCCGTATCGTCAGAGCGGCCGAAGTCCCACGATACATAGAGCGGTTTCTGCGGGTCGTAGGGGAACTCCCCGTACTCCACATTCTCCCACTCCGGATAGACGCGCCCCGTCTGAGACTTGTTGTAGTTGATGTCGAGCTCCTGGGCGACCTGCTCGACGGTACGGCGCGACTTCTCGTATTCGTACCACGCCTCGTCCTTGAGCGGATGCCTGCGCCAATGGAGCGTCATCTTGTCGATGTCCGAGTTCCGAAGTACGGCGAACGCGTTGTATCCGTTCGGCGTCGATACGGTCAGGCGGCAGTTCGTCGTGTCCGCAGCGGCGTCCCACGCATCCTGGAAGTACTCCCAGAACGCGCCTTCGTCGAGAAAGACGACGGAGCGGCGTGATCCGCGACCGAACTCCGGGTTCATCGTGTCGCCCTTGATCACGTTGTTGTTCTCTGGGTTGACCAGCTTCATCCGCGTGCGATGCATGGTGTGCTTATAGCGCTTAGGCAGCATCCACTTCGGAAGCGACCGGAGGTTATAGTCGAGCATGCCGAAGAGCGAGTCCTTGGTCTTATCGTCAACGAGCTCCTGCTTATAGGATCCGAGCAGGGCGTTGAAGTTGTCGCTAAATAGCCAGAACCACAGCATCGTTGCCGTGATGACCCACGTGACGCCCATTTCACGAGATTTCTCAGTAAGTCCGTCTCTGCCCTCCTCGACATGCTCGCGAAGCCAGTCGACGTATTCCTCCTGGAAGGGGAAGAGGATGAACGGGAAATCGTACTGCTTGTACTTGTCGTTCGGCGTCCAGCAGAAGTTATTGATGAAGAACTTCGGATCCTTGCGGCACGCCTCCATAGCCCATACGCGAGCCTCCACAGAATTCTGACATGCCTCCAATACCTGGAGGCGCGTCAGGAGCTTGGAGCGGTATTCGTCCGAGTTCTGGTACTCGGCCATCCGCTCCTCACGACGCTTGAATTCTACATTCTTCTCTAGTTCCTCCCTACTCTCCATCAGTATCCTCGGCAGCCCTCTTCATGCCGATCATCATCTTGAGCATCTCTTCGACGCTCATATTGGTGTCCACGTGCGCCTTGATCCCGATAAGATCGGTAGCGCCACCGGATGCGAGCTGCCCCTTGTCGAACGTAATGCCGGCGACCTTGGCGATAGACATCAGGCTCTCCTTGTTGAACGCTGAACGATTCTTCGAAAGATGGTCAAGCTTGCGATGCATGAGAACCCATGCCTTCTTCTTCGCGCCGAGAACGAGATCCTTGGTATCGAGCTTGTCGAGACTCTGCTCCGACGCAGACTTGCCAGGCTCAACCACCGCTGCGATTCCCATAGTCTTACGCGATGCCATGCCCTTCTCCACCATATCGATCATGTCTGGGTTCACCGCATACCGCTCAGGATTCTCCTTAACCTGACGATAGATCTTGTTCACCGCGTTGATGATCGCGGTGTTCGACTTGTAGTGCTTGTCGAACCCGAACTCGAGCCCGGTCGCGTACTGACTCTTTGATGCAAGCGTCTTGAAGATCGCGTGCTTTTGCGTGTCCGTAACGGTCATATTAGCCGGATTATACCAGGAAAATCGTAATTTGTCAAGTACTTGACAAGGAATTCACGCTTGATACCCTAACTCCGCACTCATCTATCCACTACAATGCAAATCGCTAAACGGGCATTAGGTAAAGTCTCCCGCGGCCAGATATGGAAACACAAGCGCCGCGGAAGCAGGGTATACGTCAGGAAGAGTCTCGGGGATAACGTGTGGGCGATCCAGAGAATCTCGAGCAACATCGTCCACAGGACAACCGCCAAGGACCTACTCATCAATTACGAACTCGTCGCATGATCAGGAAAAACAACCTCCCGCATAAGGAGACATGCACCAAGAAGTGGTGCCGCGTGTGCCATAACAAGTGCGAGAGGTGCGGCAAGAAGGCCATTCTCATCACCATCGGAGACAGGGAGGGCTGGACCTGCCCCGACCCCATCCACCGCGGAACCCTCATCTGGGGAATCCCGCTCATCACTACAACTACCAATGAAGAAAAATAACACCTGCGCGCATTGCCTGCGCTCCAAAGTACTCAAGATCAAATTCTCCGGCCTCCGCCTCTACGGCCAGAAGGACCTCCACCGCTTCTACCACGTCCTCGACGCGCTCGAAGCGCTTCAGCAGAATAAGAGCCAGGCGGTAGTGCTTGACTTCAACGGCATGCACGTCGAGAACTGCTCGTTCGAGAAGAAAGACTGCCCTTCTGGGTCGCTCCGTATGCAGTTCGCGCGTTTTTGCTACAACGATCAGATGTACTCGCTATGAGGGACCCGAACCGGATCCATAGGATCGCGATCAAACTCGCGCAGGCATGGGTAAATGTACCCGACTGGCGGCTCGGTCAGCTCGTCTCCAATCTGATTGGCCCCGGACCGCAAGATATCTTCCACGTAGAAGATGATCAGTGGGAAGAGCTCATCGACACCTTCATCAGCTACTACAACGCCCGCAACTCCCATGTCTCCTAACCTCGAAGCCTACAAGAAAGAAGTCAGGGAGAGGTTCCGAAACCTACTCCGCAGCATGGAGGACTATACCGAGGTAGAGGGCGAGGACGTGTTCTCTTGGAATATCTCTACGGGTCGCCTGGAGGCCTTCCTCTCCTCCATCATTGACGAGGTGGAGGAACGGACGAGAGCGGCGACCCTGAAGGAGGTGCGCCAACTTCTCATGCGCGAAGCGGCAACTTTCCCCGATGCGGGAGCCGGGCCGAGCCATGACCTGGCAGTACGCATGGAAAGGTTGCTCGACCATCTCTCCTCCCCTAAGTAGAACCAATGACTGAAACCATGACCCAGGACATCAAAGACCTCGCTAAGTATTTCGACTGGGACGAGAACTCCGAACAGATTAGAGAAATCAAAGCCCTTCTTTTCCACGCCCGCTCCCAAGCCCTGAAGGAAGCGGAGGAGGCGATAGCCCCTAGTGACGAATTCCGCAAAACAGGCGCAGACAATGACTTCGATGCGGGGTGGGACGATGGCTACGACACCAAGACTCAGGAAGCCCTCGCCGCCCTCCGCGACCTCAAAGAAACCAAGAACCATGACTGACGCGACCCAGAAGTTCATCGAGAAGGCGATAGAGGGAGGGTGGCGACAGAATGAACGCCCGAAGTTCAGCTCTATCGAGCAAGAGGATACTGGCTCGTTTGTTCTCCTGACATTCCATAACTACGGCCGCGTGGAACTACTACCTATCGAGGTTTACATCCTCGACCCCCTCGCCTGGCAAGCGGTAGGGAAGGTGGAGGGGTGGTGGGACGGCATAGACGGCGAAAACGCTGACGCTGACCCAGATACCTATTGGCTCAAGCAATGGCACGGCCTCATAGACGCCCTCGCAGAAGGAAAGACCATAGAAAGCTACCTCGCATCCATCCTCAAAGACACCAAATGAACGTCCACCTCTCCCCCGACTGCATCGAGAATTACCACCGGGTCTGCCACGGCTCCTACTTCGACAAGACCGTAGGCACCCGGTACCGCTGCGACTGCCCGTGCCATAGCCTCGGCTGGCTCGGGCGGTGGTGGCTCAGGATCACCCGATAATCATGGAACCATACCGCTACATAGGGTCGCAGGAGATCCGCGGCCAGCAATGGATGGCCCTCAAGTGGAACTACTTCATCCCGCAGGAGATCTTCCGCGCCCTGAACCACGAGCTCATGCGCGAGATCCCCGACGAGCACGCGTACTCCACCCAGACCAAGACCCTGTACGTCAAGCAGGCCGCTATCGCGGACTTCGAGGAGATCGTCGAGAAGCACCTGCCCATGCCCCCGTCCCTGAACGAGCTGGACGAGGCGTTCCGCGGCGCAGGGCAGAGAAAAGGCTTCGAGCAGGAGGACGGCTATGACAGCCGCGGCATGAAACCCCTCGATCTGGACCCCAACCGCCCCCTGACCAACTACCTGGACGACCCGAAATCGGTCCTTTCCGCCTCAGAACCCCTCCTGGTGTGCGGAGACTGCGGAAAAGAGTGCAAGAACGACCGCGGACTGGCGATCCACCGTGGAAAGGCCCACTAGCTTGACCGCCCTTCCTTGAGGAGTATGCTGATAAGATGCTTGATCCCGACCACATCAACCTCCTCCGCTCCATACTCCTCGAAATGCTCGAGGAAATCCCCAATATCGGCCCCCATCGGCACGAACGGCTCCGAAAGTCCATACACGTAGCCCTCCCCGGAGGCAATTACACGCCCGATCCCTGGATAGAGGAGCATAAAGCCAGGAAGAAGAAGCCCAAAAAGGCCCCGTGGGGGGCCCTTTCCCTATAGATCGGGGGCCCTGATTTTTTACAGCGAAAATTTTGTGGGGGCCAGGAATACCGAGAATTTTTTAGGTGAGAATTTTTGTGGGGGTAGGATAGCTTTGGCCCGGCCCGGCGGGGGCCGTACCCCCTGCATTACATACGTCGCAAAATAGTTCATTCCCGACACATAAAACAAGCCTTATAAATAAAGCTCTTACACGCATACGGGCAAATATCCCTGGTGGGGCAAGGGGTATAGCTTGACTGTTTTTCTTTTTGTGTTCGCGTGTGCTTGCTAAAGAAGCCTCCGGCCCGGCCTCTGGCCAGGGGTGTTGGTGGTATTGACAATCCCCTCCTATGTGTGCTTGACATATCCTCCTTCCCTATGTCTGGTATGGTAAGAAGGTAGGACCATGTGTTTCCCTTTTGTCAAGGGGTATTGACTTCTTCTATCGCTCTATGGTATCCTGGTTGGTTGGTGTTCATGCGGACAGCATTTCGCTCCGCTCAATTGACTGTCCTTCAATATGTGTTACTGCTGGGCCGGGAGGCTCATATACGCCATTCTAAGCCTCGTTTTTATCTAAGACGATACCCAGGTCATGTAGAGAATAAACGGGCCGCTCGTGGCCTTCTAGGGCCTATTACGGGCGTGCTATTGACACCTATGTCCCCGCGTGTTCCTTTATGTCCCTTGTGGAGTTATCCACAGGCGGGCTATTGACTTCCCTCCGGGTGTGCTATACTGGACGCAGTAAGGCAATAAACAGTATCCACGCCTTACAATGCTTGAAAATAACTATGCGGAAATACGACACAGGCTACAAGCCTGACGAGTCCGCGCCACGCCTTGCAACCTTGCTCGGCGGCGCGATGCTCTTTCTACTTGCGGTGTACGTCATGGTATGGCTCGCGGCGCTTTACAACGTTGCAACCTGCGGTGCGTATGCGTGCTAGGTGCGGTGCGCCCTACTCGCGCTCATGCGTGAAGTGCGGCGCGTTCAATACTCTTTGTTGCGGCAATCTCTGCTACTCATGCAAAGAGAAATCACTAACATCAAAACAATGACAATAGCAACTAAGCAAGCAGAATTGGAGCAAGCACTATTCCGGCTCTTACGGCCGGGCATGGTGCTGAAGGACCGGGAGGACGGACAGTTGCGCCTCGTGTTCGAGACTCCGAGCGAGTACCAGGACAACGGCGAAAACTATATCCACCTGAGCGGGTACGCGGACTTTTGCGTTTGCGAGAGCTGGTACACGATCAACGAAATCTTGGAACGTTTCGAGCTGACAGACGAGACGCGGAACCTGAACGACCCGGAGCTATGGCAGGAGGACATCACTAACGCGGACGGGATGACGCTACAATGCGATTGCCCGGACGAGGACGAGTGATGCCGCCGCCATAGCCGAAAGGCACTCACTAACATCACAACACACATGGACAACGAGACAATGGAGAGCGTGCGTGCGGTTATCGAGTACAACTATGCCGAGGAGCTAGGGAGCTTTTTGGAAACCGTAGATGACGATAACGAGTACGACACGGGACACATCTTCCTCGACATCCTGCGGCTGAGCGCGTACCTGGACGGGGACGAGCGGCCGCTAGGGGAAATCGTGGACGAAATAATCAAAAAGGAACTGTAAACGATAGGCCGGGGTAACTCCCGGCCCTATCGGGCCTTTTGTCCAGGGCGTGAGCTGATCAGAAAGACCAGACGGCGCGTTTCCGCATAGTTAAAGACCAAACGGCGCGACCAAACACCAAGACCAAACCAAACATATGAATACCTAGCCAGCTAGCAGGTCGCACGCACCGAGGCCGGGCCGCATAGCGACCCGGAACGGCGCGCGGGACATTCACTAAATCCGCCGCCCGTCCAGCTTATGCTAGTTGGAGCGTGGGACATTAAAAGCATAAATGAAGAAATCGGAAGCAGTCAGGCTATTAGTCGAGCGCGATCTGGCCGGCGTTCCCACCGAGTGGGTGCGTATCGTGGCCGAAAGCGACCACGAGTATCCGAACCTCCCCATGTGGGGCACTATGTTTATCGTCGAGGACTTTATCGGCGAGCAACTGATGGGAAAGAGCCGCGTCATGCAAGGGGAAGCGTCGGACATTTATCTTGACGACATCCCCGACGAGGACGAGCGCGAAGCGGTACGCCTGGCAATCGAGGCCCTTCAGGAAGACCGCATCAGCTGGGGCGAGACGGCCCTGCTCGAGAAGTACGTGGATGAAGAGATGGCCGGGGAGCGTTGCATCCTGGACAAGGACGGCAACACCACGGGTATCTACCTGTACCAGATCGGCGGCGAGTACGTACTCGGCGTCAACGGAGCGGGTTTCAACTTCTATGAGCACGTATGGCCGAGCCTATACGACACGCTCGGGTTACGGTGGCATAGCGATAACGAGGTCGCGGCCCTCGAGGATATTAAGAACTGCGGGGATTGTCGTATCTCGCTCTGTGCCGACCACGAAGCATGAAGCTCTACGCTACAGTAAGCTCAGAGCGGGCCAGCAAGGGCCAGGGCGGAAACCGCAACCTCGACACGGAAATCAAGATAGGCGATCGGAATAAAGTTAAATTCCTGCTCAGTATCCAGGTCGGGACGGATGGCAAAAGCTACCGCCTCGAGCTGGTGGACATGCGACGCCGGGACGAGGACAAGGTGCTTGCCCTGGTCGAGGGAATGATTGACGAGACACCGGGCGTACTCGACATGAGAAAAGGCGAAAAGCAAAAGGGCTACGAGTGTCACGAGGAACACCAGCGTGGAAAGTACGCAGGTTGCACCCCTCCCCATTGGCACGAGTAAAAGCCGAAAAGCAAAAGGCCGCACAGTACTAGCGTGTGCGGTTTTTTGTGTACCGCGATCCGTTAGTGTCGCAAAATATTTGCGACGAGACAATCCATCCGTCTGCCGATCGGCCGGCCGGGGAAAGGCGGGGCCGGTGCGCGACACGAAAGACCAAACCGTACAGTCTGAGCGGCACCATGCATAGGTGTCGTTACTGCGTATCAGGGTATTCGTCATGCTCTTGGATATTCCCAGAGAATGCGGCTCATCGCTCGACGAAGAAGACCAGACGGTGGGGCATTGACATTCCTGGAGATGTGCGCTATACTCGGGACAGAAGCGAAGGTTGAGAACTCGGATAGGGGCTTCCCGGCACGGGGCATATGAGAATAACGCTGTACGCACAAGGGGTTTTTAACACTACGAACCTTACCCCATCTCATTTCGCCGACGACCTGACGGCAGTTCCAACGTTCCGAGGGCATGGTGGGGCATCGGCTCCACGGATATAAACTTCACTTCATCGAGGTACCGGGGATTGGCTCTTGCATCCCCATGCCCATTAAAAATCACACAATGCCAGTATCAACACCGCGTCCGAAGCGATCTATCACGATCGTCTGGACCGATTGCCCGGCCTGTGGCGGGAGGGACACGTGCGAACGCGTCCGCATCACGCTCAAGATCGGCAATCGCATCGTTTCGGACCACCTTACCGGGATGGCCTGCGATAACTGCGGCATCCAGGAAGACGCAGAACTCACAGCCGAGGACACGAGAGTCCTTTTCGGCTAATATTTACAATGAAAATCACACGATTCCTATTCACGGGCAGCGTAGACGGCATCCTCCGGGGATTCGCCGACGTGGTTGACAAGCTCGAGCGCTATATCATCCGTGCCAACGAGGCCATCAACGACCTTGACGAGATGATCGAAAATCTCATTGGCGACAAGGAGACGCGCAAGGCAGAGGTCGACCGGGCGGTGCGCGTGCTCGAGAAGCTCAAGAAGATCCTCAACTAGTCATGGATTGCTGGGGTGGTGTATACTATCCGCGAGGTGTACGCACCACCCACTATCCACTACCACAATGCAGTACCGCGAAAACGAACGACCTATAGTACGGGGGCGCGGGGGATCGAGGAGGATCTGCCGCAAGAGCGAGAAGGGCCACGAATGGGTGGCGGGGACTCCCCGCAACGCCTTCGAGGAACGGATGCAAGAATGGCACCGCTGGCCCTGGGAGAAGAAGGAGTGCCGCTGGATCCTCCTGATGTGTAAGCACTGCAAGCGTCGTCAGACGAAGTACGAGACGCGCAATGCCTAGCATCAAGGTACACGGGCTCGTCGATAAGGACGGCGAGCTGATGTGGATGTACATCGGCAACAAGCCGATCGCTCGCATCTACCAGTCGCACCTCGAGGCGCTCCGCTCCAAGACAAGCAATTTCGTGGGCGCTCGCGTTGAGGAAATGACCATATCATGGGGCACTTCACGCTCACCGGCTTCGGCGGGCACGCCCAGAGGGCGCTCGCTCGTGCCGGATACACGAAACGCAAGCATGGAGATTGGGTCAAGCCGGACAGCTCGGGGCGCTGGCACGCGAAGCTGACGCCCCGCGGATGGCAGGTCCACTACGATCTCTATCTTGACGAGAAGGAACACTTCTCGCCGCACCTGCCGCTGGCTATGGGGCAGGAGCACAAACGCATCAAAACGCTTCACACTACCAATGCAATACCAGACGCACCACGACAAGGTGGTGGAGTTCGGGACCGGGGCTGTACGCTCTGACACGACCGGCAAGGGAAGGTTCGACCTCATCTCGCCGATCGCCCTGCGCAGGCTTGCCGGCGTATACGAGCGCGGGGCATCACAGAAGGGGGAGCGCAACTGGGAGGGAGGATTCCCGATCAGCCGCGCCCTCGACTCGGCCCTGCGCCACATAAATCAGTACCGCGAGGGGATGCGGGACGAGGATCATCTCGCGCAGGCGGCATGGAACCTCTTCGCGGCCATCCATTTCGAGGAGGCGCGGCCGGAGTGCAATGACCTCCCCCGCTACCCGTCCATACTAGAGGCATGACCATCAAGACGACGCGCGACTTTCTGAGGAACGTGAAGCCCGGTCAGCTCTGGCACTGGCTTCCCCAGCACCAGATCGACTTCATCTTCGGCGATCCGTATGCCGTGGGCCAACAGCTCTACGTGCGCACCGATAATCCGATTCCCGTCGAGGATCGCAACGTCGTCG